GGCGCAAGCGCCCAACGCGAACCCGCCGAGCCGGAGGCGAGTCGGACGGCCCGAGCCCGCCCCTCAGGCGGGCAGGGGCGAGGGCCGCCCGCCCCCGCGAGCACTCCCTCCCCGACCGCCTACCCTCTTGACGCACGCCCGCCACAAGGCTACCCTGCAACGCATGAGCCCAGCTCAAGCAGCCAACGCCGCCATGGCGATCCCTGACACCCACCCGCCCCACCGCCAAAGGCCAGGACGGCCAACGCCACCGGCAACCCTCGAATTGATACGCGCACTCATCGCCTCGGGAACGACGCACGCCGCCATCGCTGAAGCCACCGGCCTCGGACGCTCTACCGTCGCTCAGATTGCACAACGTCATGGCTGGCGCTCAATTACGAGAGAAGCCCTCCGGGGTGTATCTACCAGCATACAGGATCAGCCCCGCGCTCCTGACGCCGCCCTGACGGCGATCCAGCACCGCGAAGCGGCCCGCCAGCTCCGCGAGAGGATCGCCGCCATTTGCCAGGACGACGCCCTCGGGGCCACGAAGACGGGAAGCCGGAGCAAGGCGGCGCTCGAGCTGGCCCGGGCCCTGGCCGTCGCCATCGATACGGAGCGGCGCTGTCTCGGCCTGGACGACCCGAAGACGGCCGGCGGGCGAGCTCCCGGCGTGGTGATCCTGCTCCCGGCTCAGTCCGGGCCCGCGGCATGGGACAAGACAGCGGCCGCGGCCCGGCGAACCCTGCGCCGGCGCGACGCCCCGCGGACGATCAAGGCGAGCGTGGAGACGGTCCCGCCGGCGGCGCCGGAAGACGACGACTCGCCCGACCTGGACGCCGAAGACGACGAAGAGGGGGAGACGTGACCACAACCTATTGTGGTCTGGCGCCGTCTGGCGCTCGCCGTTTTCGCGTTGGCCTGGCAACCCGTTGCGGCCGTGGCATATGCACAAAGCCGCAATTGCGCTAAATAACGATTATGTTAACTGTCCCCGGAGGAACACATGCTCCCGTTGCCCTGCCGTTGTGACGTGGCCCCGGTCGGCGTCCCCGGCGCCCCCGGCCTGGCGACCTGCCCGGCCTGTGGACTCCAGCGCCGCCTCCCGCCGGCCGTCGCCCCCGAGCCACCCGAACCCCTCGAAGCCGAGCACGACCCCGCCACCCTGCGCGAGAAGGCGGGCCCCGGCTCGCCCGTCCCCGACTGGCCCGGCCTGCCCGGGCACCCCGACCCTGGCCCGCCGGTGCCGGCGCCTCGCCCCCGCCAGCGGGGGAGGGCGGCCGGGGGTGGGGGGTAGCCGGGGATGGCCGCCGATACCGATGGTGTCCCCGCGCACTTTTTTTCTGGCCCTGTTTGGGCGGTTGACGTGGGCGAGGCTGGGGTGCAAGGTGTAGGCATCATGGAGGCGTGACCGTGGACGTTCTGCGGGGACAGGGTTGGGGGGGTGCAGGGCTGGCTCAGATGGGCCAGTTGGGGAGCGGGATCACGGGTGGGCTGCCGTGGAGTCCTGGTCGGGGGATGGGCGGGATGGGCTCGTCCCTTGGGGCAGGTAACACCGTGCAGCCCCGGTTTCATGTGGGGGCGTATGGGAAGGGGATGCAGGATCCTGCGGTGAACGGGCTGTCGGGGATGGCTGGTCCTGCGGGTGGTGGACTGGCGGGCCGGCTATCGAAGTTGGCGGTGTACATTCGGGGGTGGGGGAGTTGAAGCTGTACGGCGCAGAAAAGGCATGGCCTCTCTGGGAAGTTCCTGGTCTGATCGTTCTGGACGATGCTGGGTGCCAGTACACGAATCAGGTTGGTGGGGTGGCCTGCCAGCATCCGGTGGCACGCGGCTTCTTCTTGCCTCTTCCGAGTTGGGTGATGACGCCAGTGGACGCGCCTCAGTTCGTGAATTGCTGGGACGGGATCGGACTTGAAGAGGCGGTGGAAGTCGAAGAGTTCTGGAAGCGAGTCACGGGAAAGCAATGCAACGAAGGGCTTGAATTGCGGGTGAATCCGCAGCGGTATGGCGAGAGCCGGGAAGCCTGGGTGTTCGTTGAAATCCGTGGTGGTCAGTTCGGTGATCAGTGGCGCCAGGCCATTCTGGTGTGGGAAAACAGTGATTGAGCGTGGGAGGGAAGCGGTGATGGGCTGGAAGGAAGAGATTTCCGAGTTGGGCCGTGGTCTTGAGGAGGCTCAGGACAAGTTGCTCAGTTCGTCTGAGCATCTATCGGCTGTGGAGGTGGCTGTCACTGGTCTTGGGGAGTCGGTGGCAACGCTGAAAGACAGGCTGACCCTGATGGAGTCCCGCCACAACGCTCTGTTCAGCGAGAATCCGCTGGATCCGATGGGAGCGATCTCGGAGTTGCGGCAGCGGGTGTCTCATTTGGAGTACCTGCGGGATGCGGACGTGACAGCTCACGAGGCGCTGCGGGAGACGGTGAAGGAGCAGACAGAGTTGTTCAAGAGGGAGATTGCCAGCCACCGCAACCGTCTGCAATCCATCGACGGAATCGGCGTGACCGGCGACCCTCTTCTGGATGCGCGCAAGGGCCAGTTGGGCGAGATCGCGGTAGCCCTTGGCTCTCTCGAAGACCGGCTATCGTTCGTGCAGCATGAGTTGGGGCCGAAGGCTGGGCCCATTGATCCCGACGAAAAGACGGCTCCTTCCGACGAGAAGATGTTCCGCGTGCGGGACCGAGCCACTGGTTACCAGTCGGCCGAGTCTGCGATGATCGAGGGCTTCATGAACTGGCTGGTCGCCCAGCCCGGATACAAGGAGAGGATCTGCGCCCTTGCCAGTGAGTACCTGACAATTCCTGGGTTCGGCCCTCCGCAATCATCCTCAGCCAAGGATCTCATCGTGGCCGCCGACGACTTCTTGGAGTCTCGGGGTCTGCCGCGGGTGGCGCCGGAGTTGGGCGACGAGCCCCATCCCAAGGATCTCAATGAGGTTCGGGCAGACTTCGGGCTTCCGCCTGTCGGTGATCCGTGGACCCACCGCAGCGAGAAGATGCGGTGCAGGACGTGCATGTGGTTCACCGAGAAGGTCGTCAAGCCCATGCCGCCCCATGTCGTTCCTGGCGAGTCGTCCAGTCTGCGGATCCTCGGCCGCTGCCGCCGCCATGCCCCGACGATGAGCGGGTATCCCGTGGTCTACACGACGGACTGGTGCGGCGATCACAAGCTCGATGAGGCGAAGGCATGAAGGAGCGGTGCAAGGACTGCGAGCTGTGGGGCCGGCGCTTCGCCGCGGTGGACGGGCACTACCCCTGCCAGGCCACGGAAGGCCACGGCCCGGATTCGATGTTCGTCTCCGGGGGTGACGAGACGGACTTCCTGTACACCGGCCCCGAGTTCGGCTGCACGCTGTTCTCGCCCAAGGATCCGACATGAAGCGCGGGGACGTGGTTGGCCGGGCCATCGAGGACTTGCGAACGGGGAAGTCGTTCGTGTGCATCGTGGTCGGCCCCAAGGCCGAGATCGACGTGACGATGTGGCACGAAGAGGACGTGGCCCCTGAAGCCGTGATCCAGATGGCGGCGAAGACGATGAAGGCGATGCTCGAGCAGATCAGCGAGGAGCGCGCGCGGCCGAGGATCGTGATTCCCGAGATGGTGCTGCCGCCGCCTTCGTCCGGCTACTAACTGACTACTGGAGAGCCCTGGCCTCTGCCGAACCCCTCGTGGCCTGGAAGCCTCAGCCCGGTCCTCAGACCTGGCTGTTGACCTGTCCGCACGAGGAGGTCTTTTTCGGCGGCGCGGTAGGCGGCGGGAAGATGCTGCCGCTGTCCGAGGTCTTGCCGACGCCAAGCGGCTGGACTCTCGTTGGGCATGTCGCGGTCGGGGACATCCTATTCACTGAGCGCGGGACGACCACGACGGTCACGGCCGTTCATCCGATTGACCTTCGGCCTGCTGCGGTGCGCTTGCTGTTCGACGACGGATCGTCCGTCGAGTGCTGCATCGACCACCTCTGGCTGACCTACGACTCCAAAGAGCTTCAGGCTCTCACGAAGCGCACTCCGGCCTATCGGGAGCAGCGGCAAGCCAAGCGGACAAGCCGGGCTCTCGGCCGGAAGTCTCCAGCGTTCCTGAAGGCCATCGACTCCCACAACAAGGCCCTTGGGGAATCAGCGCGGCTCCCGGCGCCAAGCGGGACCGTGCGCTCGGCCGCAGAAATCTGCGCGACCCTATCCCTGAAAAGCGGTCAGTCGAACCACGCCATCCCCGTTGCGGCCCCCTTGCAACTTCCCCAAGTCGCTCTTCCTCTTGATCCCTACATCCTCGGCCTGTGGCTGGGAGATGGCGCGACGAAGTGGGGGAAGTTCACGAGCGCCGATCCCGAGATCGTTTCGGCCTTTGCCTGCCAGTTCAAGGTCCGGCACTACGGAAAGTACGACTACGGGGCGCACGGGTTGAGTACAAAGCTTCGCGCTATCGGCGTTCTCGGCAAGAAGCACATCCCTCTGGCCTACCAGCGGGCGTCCTACGAGCAACGCCTTGCTCTCTTGCAGGGCCTCATGGACACGGACGGAACGGCCGCGACGACTGGTCAGGTCGAGTTCACGAGTACGAATGCCGAGTTGGCCTACGGAGTGCAGGAGCTTATCTGTGGACTCGGGATGAAGGTCCGCGTCCGCTGCGGCCAAGCCAAGCTCAATGGCCGCGTGATCGGCCCCAACTACCGCCTGAAGTGGACGCCGAACGTCGATGTCTTTCGGCTGCCGAGGAAACTCGCGCGCCAGAAGATCAGCACGCGCCGCGTCACGCGCTTCCGCTACATCGTCGGCTACGAAGTCGTACCGCCACAACCGATGCGGTGTCTGACGGTGGACAATCCGAGCGGCCTCTTTCTCGTCGGGCGAACGATGATCCCGACGCACAACACGGACGCCCTGCTCGGGGACTACGCCCGCGGCATCGAGGTATACGGAGACGCCTGGCACGGCGTCATCTTCCGCCTTGAGTACCCGATGCTCGATGAGATCGTGAAGCGGTCCATCGAGATTTTCGCTCCGGTCTACGGCGAGAAGTGCTTCAACCAGACCAAGTATCTCTGGAAGTTCCCGACCGGGGCGACTTTGAAGTTGAGGCCGCTCAAGAACGAAAAGGACGTTCACAAGCACCACGGCGCGCAATATTCGTGGGTCGGCTTCGATGAGTTGACTCACTGGCCGACCGACTGGCACTACACCTACCTGTGGACTCGTCTCCGTTCGCCCAAGGGAGCTCCTACCTACTTCCGGGCCACAGGGAACCCTGGCGGCCCCGGCGATTCGTGGGTCAAGAAGCGGTTCATGACCTACAACGGCCAGCCGTTGCCGCCGATGACGCCGGTGAAAGTCCAGTGTGGCTCGCACAGGATCACGAGGGTCTTCATCCCGTCGAAGCTGACGGACAACAAGATCCTGATGCAGAACGACCCGCACTACCTGAGCCGCCTGGACCTGATCCCGAACCCAGCGCTGCGGCGGGCCATGCGCGACGGCGACTGGTCGGCCTTCGTCGGCGCCGCCTTCGAGGAATGGGATCCCCGCGTTCACATCATCAAGCCGCACCGGCCGCCGGAGGGGGCCCTGGTCTGGCGCTCGATGGACTGGGGCAACACCAAGCCGTTCGCCTGTGGCTGGTTCTACCAGAACTTCGACGGCCGCGTGATCCTCTGGCACGAGCTGTACGGAGGCCGCGCCGACCGCCCGAACGAGGGCCTGCGAATGCCGGCGTCCCAGGTGCGCGAGATGATCGAGGCGTTCGAGGGCGCCAACGGCCTGTACGCCGTGCGCGGCAAGCTCGACCCCCAGTGCTTCTACCCGACCGACAGCGCGGATGCCATGCCGATCAGCGAACAGCTCGGGGGCATGGCCTTGGGCTGGGAGCCCTGGCCCAAGGGACCGAACAGCCGGATCATCCAGAAGAATCAGGTCCACGAATACCTCAAGGTCGTCAACGGAGTCTCGCGGTTCGCGGTCACCGAGGACTGCGTGCATACGATCCGCACGCTGCCGACGCTGCCCATCTCTCCGAAGGACAAGGAAGACGTGGACACCGACGCCGAGGATCACCTGTACGACATGATCCGCGGCGCGCTCGCGTGGGACATCATGACGCCCGAAAGGCTTCGCAAGGCGACGAGCTGGCGCAAGTCACAGGAAGAGAAGCATCGGCGCTACCAAACGGTGTACGGAGGCTAGATGATCGACCCGCGCGTAGACCAGGCGGCAGCCGTGGAGTGGGCGAAGTCGAAGATCATCGAGCTTCGTGGCGCGCGCCAGTTGAAGGAGTACAAGTGGCTCGACTGCTTCCGCGCCTACAACGGGGAGCACAACTCGAAGTGGGTTCTCAAAGCCATCACTGAAGGCAACAGCCATCGGTTCATCAACCTCACCTTCGACGCGGTGGAGACGATCAAGGCCCAGCTCGCCGCCCTGCTGTTCTCACATCGGGACTGGCTCCGGGTCGAACCCGGCAAGTACGGCGGCATCATGGCCGACGACAACGACGCGCAGATCATCCAACTGCTGCTGTACTGGCAGATGGAGCAGATGAAGTTCCGGCCTGAGTTCATGCAACTGGTCACGGCCCTGGTCGTCTGCGGCAACTGGTCGTGGGGCCTGTCGTGGAAGATCGACTGGGCGGTGGACTACCCGCACTTCTACCAGGCCATGCAGGAGTGGCACGCGCAGACGGCGATGCTCTGGCAGCAGTACCAGGCCGTGCAACAGGAATGGCAGATGGCGGCGGCGCAGGCGATGGCGAATGGCCTGCCGACCCCTCCGCGTCCGCAGTTGCAGATGCCGCCGGCCCCACCCGTGAGCATGTTGAAAGCCTACGAAGGCCCGGAGTTCGTTGCCGAACCGATCTTCGACTACGTTCAAGACCCGTTCGCCAACGACCCTCGCACGGCCTTCCGCGCTCAACGCCTCTGGCGCTCGTTGGCCCACCTTCGCAAGGTCGCGCGTCCCAACGAGCAGGGCTACGTCGTGTACGACAACCTCGACTTGGTGAGCGAGATCGACCGCGGCAAGTCCAGCACCGGGGCCATCGACTACGAGAGCCAGATCGCGCTCGCCTTCGGCCACCGGCTGCCGCGCGGCTCGGGCGTCGAACTGTACGAGTGCTACGGCACGATGGAATTGCCGGGCAGCGCCATCGGCGGGGACGCCACAGGCGGCAACATCATCTTCCCCAACTACGTCATGACGTTCAGCCACGACGGGCAACTGATGCGCTTCGAGCCAGTCCACACCTGGAGCGGCGACATGCCGCGAAATTTGGCCGTGCTCATCCCCGTGCCCGGCCAAATCTACGGCTACGGCCTGATCGAGCCCGCCCTGGACTGCCAGGACTACGCCAACTACCGCGCCAACCAGATCATCGACGCCGTGGACTACGCGCTGCACCCGGAGTTGAAGGCCATCGATGACGGCGTGTACGACCCGACAGAGCCGAACCGGCCCGGCTACACGCACATGGTCCGCCTGATCGACAACGTGCAGCCAGTCGTCAAGGAAACCCGCGGCATCCAGATCGGCATGGCCGACTTCGCAGCGGCCAAGAGCGAGTTCCAGCAGATCACGCGGGCCACCAACCCCTTCAACAACCCGGGCGCCGGCAAGACGGCCACGGAAGTCGTGCGGGACACCAAGATCACGGGGTCCAGCATCGGAGAGATCGCCAAGCACATCGAGACGACCACGCTGCTGCCGATCCTCGCGCTCATGCACCAGTACAACCAGCAGTACCTACCGGAAGGCTACTACGTCCGGGTCGGCCAGGGCGAGCTCGCAGAGTCCATGCCCGTCCCGCCGGACAAGGTGCGCCTGCGTTACGACCTGCGCCTGACAGGCTCGAGCGATCTCATGGCCCTACAGGAGTCCATCCGCAACCACATGCAGATGATCACGATTGTCGTGGGCTCCCCCGTGGCCTCGGCCTTCGCGGATGTCTCGTACCTGCTCAAGAAGCTCTGGCGGCTGATGGGCAACGACGACAGCGACCGGGCGTTCATCGACCGGACGATGGCCGTCAACCTGCTCACGACCTGGATGCAGTCGCCGGTCATGCAGCAACTTCTCGTCAACGGAGGCGGTGCCAATGGCTCAGGACTTGGGGCAGGAGGCCCAGCAGCTCCAGAAGCGGCTCTCGGAGGTCAAGGAGCGGGCCCAGCGGGTGTCCTCGCTGATGGAGCATCCGGGCTACAAGGATCTAGCCAAGTTTCTGGAGTCATTGGTGCTCCAGATGGTCGTGGAGCCGGACGGGTCCGATTGGCCCTTCCGGCGGGCGTTTCATGACGGCAAGAACGCCACGGCCCTGGAAGTGCTCAACTGGTTCGGCACCATGCGGAAGGTCGCGGATCGCGCGGCCAGCGACGACGAGATCGAGAACTTGGTGAGGTAAGCGCGCGGCCACGCCGCGCAGGGAGACAACCGTTACGCCGGCCGCGGCGTTAAACACGGGAGGACGAACATGGGTGACGCATTCGATGACCTGGACGCGGTTGGGAAGGAAATGGAAGCTCTCGAAGCCGGGACGTTGACGCCGCCCGCGGCGCAGCCTCCGGCCCCGCCGCCGCCGGAACCGCCGCCTGTCGCGGCGCCCGCGGCTTCGCCTGTGCCTCAGCCGGACGGCACCACGCCGCCCGTGGCACCGGCAGAGCCGATTGTGTTCCCGGCCACGCGCGAGGAGTACGAGCGCGCCATGAACCCGCCGCCGCCTGATCCAGCGGCCCCCCCGCCTCCTGCCGCTCCCGCCGCGCCGGTCGAGCCCGCTCCGGGCCAGGCCGTGCCGTGGCAGCGGTTCGAGGAAGTGCGGCAGGCAGCCGCCAAGGCTCAGGCCCAGCTCGACATGCTGCTGCGCCTGAACATGAACCCGCAAGCCCAGGGTCAGCCGCCGGCCGCCGGCGCCCCGGACCCGCGGATCCCCAAGGAGTACGATCCGAAGATCGCCTCCCTGGTCGATCCCGTGATGGACGTGCGGATGGAGCAGGAGCGGGCGAAGATCATCAAGGAGATCGAGGCCCGCTACGAGCCGATCCTGGCAAAGCAGCGCGTCGAGACGTTCATCGACAACGTGGACGCCGCCCTCGGGACGCCTCCTGGCTCCCCCGGCTTCCGCGCCGTCTACCCACAGGTCAATGCGTACTTCGAGTCGCTGCCGCCCGAGCAGCGGGAACCCTACGCCTCGGTGGTCGGGGCTATCGCCCTCAAGACGATCATGGAAGCGCGCGGGCTCCTTCAACCCGTCGCTCCTGTCGCCGGAGCGCCGCCACCGCCACCGCGCTACGTCGGCCCAGCTCCCGTGCTGGACCCCTCGACGGCGAGGGCCCACATGGAGTTGCGCCCCGGGCGCGAGCCGAGTCGTCCCATCCCGCTGAGCGGCGACCGTGCAGCGTTGGCAATCAACAGCTTGTCGCCGGAAGCGTTCGAGGCTCTGAAGGAAAGCTGGCGCGATGGCAAGCGCCCGGAGTCCGCAGAGCCGGATGCGTTCCTGCGTTGAGGTAGGTGAAAGACAATGGCCGATACCATCAACACCGTCGTCAGTCTGGCCGGGGACGAGAGTGCCCTGCCAGCGGTGACGAGGGCGACGTACAACCGCAACACCCTGGACCGGGCGCTGCCGTTGCTGATCCATCAGCAGTTCGGTCAGGCCCGGGAGCTGAAGCGCCGGCAGGGGCAGTCGATGGTCTTCCGCCGCTACGAGTCCCTGACGGCCACGACCACCCCGCTTTCGGACGGCGTGACCCCCTCGGGGACCACGCTGACGAAGACCGACGTGGTGGCGACGATCAACTTCTACGGCAACTACACCGTCATCACGGACAAGATCGACCTGACGTGGTTCGACGACGCCATCGACGAGGCCAGCAAGCTGATGGGCGAGAACGAGGGCCTGTCGATGGATCAGGTGTACCGCGGTCCCATCAACGCGGGAACCAACTTCATCCGCATCCAGACCGGGGGCGCGCTGAGCACGAGCGGCGCGCGGACCACGGTTCTGAGCGTCATCCTCAAGACGGCGCTGGACCGGGCCATCCGCACCCTGGACAACGAGAACGTCAAGACCTTCACCCCTCGCGTGTACGGGAGCACCCGGATCGCCAGCCAGCCCATCGATGAGGCGTACTGGGCGATCATCCACCCCGACATCATCGAGGATCTGGAGACGTACTCGCGCAGCGGGCTGACCAAGGGGACGGACTACATCCCGGTCAAGCACTACGCGAACCCCACGGGCGTCATCCGCGGCGAGGTCGGCTCCTACCGGAAGATCCGGTTCGTGGCGACGACCAACGCGATGAAGTGGACCGACTCCGGCGGGTCCGTGGGCGCCACGGGCCTCAAGAGCACGTCGGCCAGCCTGATCGACGTGTACTCCTGCCTGATCGTGGGGCGCGACGCCTACGGCATCGTGCCGATCATGACGGGCAACAGCCGCATCATCATCCACAAGGCCGGCGGCAACGCCGACCCCCTGAACCAGCGGAACACCGTGGGCTGGAAGGCCGGCGGCTGCTCCGTGATCCTCAACGACGCCTGGATGTGCCGTGTCGAGTGCGGCGTGACGGCGTAGCAGTCGCCCGTGGCGACAGGGAAGGAGTGATTCACAATGGCAGCGGGTGACATCACCTACACCAACCCCAGCGGACGCGCCCGGGATGGCGCGTTCGCGTCGGGCACCATCGCGCTCGACGTGAGCGAGATCCTGAAGATCTACTGCGGCTTCAAGCCCAGCAAGATCGTGCTCTACGTCAAGGACACCGGAGCGACTACCATCGACCAGATCATCACCTGGGTCGCCGGCATGGCGGCCGGTGCCTACTGGTCGCTGCTCAACTCGACCGGCGTCGTGACGGTCGGGACGAGCGGCGGGCCGACCGTTCTCGAGGATACCACCGGCCAGGGGTTCAAGATCCCTGCGGGGTTCCCGAGCGGCGGCGCGGATTCGGATGTCGTCGTGTGGGAAGCCTGGCGGTAGGCCGCCGGCAGACAAGCGGGGGCCGCTTCGGCGGCCCCCAACACTCACTTCGCCGCCGGGCGTAAACCGGGAGGACCAGGACATGACAAACGGCAGCAGCTACCTCAAGGGCGCGCAGGCTGACTTGCGCCAGCGCCGGTCGGACACGCTCAGGGAGAAGGCGGACGGAGACGCCAAGGATCTCAACGAGCAGATCGCGGCAGAGGACGCCGTGGGCGAGCCGGAATTCCACTTCGAGGCCGGCAAGGAGTTGCCGGCTGGCTTCCAGAACCCGGTCGGCGGTGACCCCGCCCACAAGTGCGTCCGCGTGATCCTGGCGCCCGACAAGAGGCGGTTCATCGAGCTGTACCAGCCGGACTGGCATCAGGTGTTCATCCACAAGACGACCACCGAGCAGGCCGACCGCCAGTTCTTCATGACCGAAGAGCTGGGCCCGGTGCGCGTGCCGACGAACCGCTGGGTGGACGTGCCGAAGTCGGTCATTCGCGTCTTGCAGGACTGCCGCTACGAGAAGACGACCATCGATGAGAAGGCGGCGAAGGATGCGCTGTTGCAGATGGCGCCGCTGACCATCGAGTACATCCCGCGCTTCTCGTTCCAGTCGATTCCGAGCGCGTGAAGGAGAGGCCATGAAGACGAGGCGTTCCCGCGATCTCATCCTGGCGCTGGCCCTGCTTGGCCTGCTCTGGCTGGCCGGAAATGCGACAGGCTCGTTTGATCTCCCGCGCTATCACGATTCGGTGCAGGACTTGCGCGGGAACGCCATCTCCGGGGCCAAGGTCTACGTCTACCACGCGAACACAACGACGCTCGCTACGCTCTACAACACAAGCAACATCGGCGGCGCGACGAAGACCAACCCTCTGACCACAGACACCTACGGTCGCTTCTGGTTCTATGCCCCGGCAGGAACCTACGATCTCACGGTCACCAGGGCTGGGCTGACGACGTACACGCTGGAAGATGTGTCTCTTGTTGTCGGCTGGCCCGACACTCTCACCTTCGCCGGAAGCATCGCATACTTGGATACCCTGGCGGCTGCGACGACAGGGGCAGGCGTCCAGGTGGATGGCGTTCTGGTGAATGGGAAGACTGCATACGCCGATACCATTCGTGGGAAGTCGGCGGCCTCAGTGTACTTGGGCGCCAGCGGGGTCAACGTGACAAGCAAGACCATCAAGGCAGACACGGTGACTTCTGTATCCGGGGCTGGCGTGGTTCTTGGAAGCGGCCACTTGGCGGTGGGCGGTCAGATCAAAGCAGACTCTCTGGTGGCGAAGTCGGCAGCAGGCGTCATCGTCGGCAAGAGCCTTGTGCGGTCCAAGACGATCCAAGCCGACACTCTGCGCGGCAGGACTGGGCCTGGTGTGTACTTGTCAACTGGCACCAAGGCCAAAGTCGGCACGATCCAGGCCGATAGCCTGACGGGGCTGAATCTCGCCCCATTCGGGATCATGTTCGTCAACGGGCTCCAATTTCACAGGGGCGCGATCATTCGGAAGGTGTCTCTGAAGTCGGTATCCGACACGCTTACCGTAGACGATGATGTGTTCGTCTATTACGGACAGATTGGCAATACCTACGTCACCTTGCCAGTCATGTCTGGAGGAGGCGCGGTAGCCGCGCCTGGCCGAGCGTTCACAGTAGCCAACTGCGATCCGACTCTTACCGATACTGTGTTCGTAGAAGCCAATGGCGCGGAATTACTGAATGGCTCTGCGCTACGAAAGGCGTACGCGCTGATCGGTGGCGGCTACAGAGCGGCGACATTCATCTTCCCTCACCAGTCAATCGGGTGGATCACGGTGTCGGCCACCAACTAGGCCGGAGGCACAATGCCGATCAGCGTGGAGTTGACCACTGATCCGCGGACCTTCCTCGAAGCTGTCACGAAGGTCTTGACTGGCACCGGGAATCCAGAGCCCGGCACTCTGGCCGGCGCCGCTCGCCACGTTCTGCGGGCTATGGAAGCCTGCCGGGACGCGCTGGAGGAAGTCTGGTACGCCGCCGAGTGGAACTGGCGCATAGGGTTCTTCAGGATGGAGTTGGCAGAGAACAAGATGTGGTACGACCTGCCGGACGACTTCTCGGCCATCATCGACCCCGTGCCCCTGTTCGACGGCCTCGCCGCGCTGACGGTGATCGACTACCAGGAACTCGTGAAGCTCTACCCGAAGTTGCGTTTCTACCCGAACGACTCTGGCGTGATCGACCTGTCCCTCACCGTGCAGGCGGCGACGCTCACGGACTACATCGGCTCCCCGACGCGCTACGTCATCGTGGGCGACAACATCGGCCTGTTCAAGTTGCCGGATGCGGACTTCGTGACCGCGAACACGCCCATCATCCCCGGCTACCTGAAGACGGCACCCCAGTTGGAGGCCGACAGCGACCAGCTCCAGATTCCCAACGCGCTCTACCGAGCCCATCACAAGCTCTCGCTCGGCTTCTACAAGCAGTACGCTGAGCAGAGCGACTACGCCGTGGACCTGAAGATCGGCCAGGAGATGCTGGCGGCCGAGGTCGCCCGCTTCCGCCGGCGCACGCGCAGCTCGACCCTCTCGGGGAGGCCCGGCCGTGATCGGGACTGAGCAGGATGTCAGCCCCCGCAAGCTCATGCCGTTCGGCGGTATCGACACATCGCAGAACGAGCTGAGCCTTGTGGAGACTGACAGCCCCAACTGCCGGAACGTGAAACTGCACCCCCCTGGCACGATGGGCAAGCGCGAGGGCTTCGTGGCCTACGGCACGCCGGGGAGTGGCACAGACGACATCGACGGCCTCCTGTTCTTGGACAAGGGCCCGGGTCTGAATCGCGTGCTGATCGCTGCGAAGGGCGGCGTGTTCTACCGGACTCTGGCGGGAACGACGCCGGCGTGGGAGGTCTGCAATACATCCTTGCCGACGCTCGCCGGCCAGAAGGTCTGCGGTTGCGTCGGGCCTTTCTCTGAGTGGAATGGGGTGTCTTGGGATGACCGGGGAGCGTGCCTCTTCATCACGGACGGCAACGATACGCCCCTGGTCGAGCGCGGATACGATGCCGCAGAAGTCGGCGGGCAGAAGAGCCTGACGCAGATGACGCTTGGAGTCTACGGAGCCGGGGGCTCTCCAGGTATCCCGTGGGCCGGCACAGGCTTCGTCACCAATGGCAGCGGCGTGACCACGACAGAGACGAGGAACTGGGCGGACGATCCGCCGACCGGATTCGCCATGATCGGTGAAGGACGGGACCAGAGGATGCTGGCCTTCGGCTTCGCCAACGATGGCAGCCGGATCGACGCCTCCGAGCTCGCGGTGCCCTACAACTTCCTGCTGAGCGACTATCTGACGGGAGAAATCTCGTCGGCAACGGACGGCCAGAGCTGGCGCGTCTTCAAGGGCGATGGCGACGTTGTGGTTCACGTCATGGACATGGTGGACTACATCGTGGTGTGGAAGCGCCGGCGCACGTTCATCTACTCGGGGACGATTGGCTCGACTCTGGCGCTCAAGCGCATCCTCCCGGTCGGGCTCGCCTCGAGGGAATCGGTCATGCGCTTCGGCAACGACATCGTGTGGCTTTCCGAGATGGGGCAGTTGCACGCGCTGAGCGCGGTCGAGCAGTACGGCGACCTGGCCTACAACCGCATCGGTGACCCCGTGCGCGGGATCGCTCTGGACCCCGAGAGCCTGCACATGGCCTGCGCGTACCACGACGTTGAGGCGCGCCGGCTGGTCTGGTTCGTCCCGGCGCTGGGGTCCACCGTCAACAGCCTGGCCCTCGTCTACTACTACGATCAGCCGCCGCGGTGGACCGTCTTCGATGGCGACTACGCGCGCATGAACGCCGTGGTCGTGGCCTACCTGGCTTCCGGTGCGGAGCCCGTGATCTTCGGCGGCAATCAGTCCGGTGATGTCGTCCAGCTCAACAGCGGCAACGACGACGGCGGGACGGCAATCACGATGACCAGGGACACTCCCTGGATCGACGCCGGAGACATCGGAGCGCAGGACCGTCTGCTGGCGCTGGACATCGCCATCGGATCGGCCGGGGCTGCGGACATCGCGCTGAGCGTCGCCAACGATCTTGTCGAGACGTTCACGCCGCTCGGGAGCATCATCCGGGCCATCGGGACGCCCACGGTGGGCTGGGACTACGCCCGATGGGACATCGACTGCTGGGACGCCGGCGGGCAGGCGCTTTGGCGGTACGAAGGGATCGGCGTGGGGAACCTCTTCAAGTTGCGATTCTCGTGTACGTCATCCCTGCCGTTGACTATTCTCGGCTGGCGCCCGCTGGTGATCCGAAAGGGGCGGCGATGAGCTGGACTCTCGGGGGCAGCGAGTTCTGGATGCCAGACCGTATCTACGATCTGGCGCAGAAGCACCGACTTGTGCCGGATCTGCCCCCGGATTTCCTAGTCAAGCACTTCCAGGCCGTCAGCGCCGGCACCACGATCTACAGGGTCTTCGACGGCGCCGAAGCCGTGGCAACGATCCTTGTCAGCGGGCTCATCCCGATGTACCGTTGCGACATGGACTTGATCCCTGTCCCGAGGCACTTCGAGCGGGGCTTCGAGGAAACCTGGCGTGACGCGGTGTATCCGCTAGTAGACACCCTGTTCGAGCAGCACGGACTGCACCGCATCCAGGCTCAAGTCCCCGAGACGCGCAGGAAGACGCGCGAGGCGCTGAGGGTGCTTGGGTTCATGCAGGAAGGTCGAGCCAGGGATGCCGTGCGGTTCCGGCCGCAGGGCTACCGCCAGGAGTCAGAGGCCGAAGACGTGATCCTCATGGGACTTCTCTCCCAGGACTGGAAGGCCAAGCAGAAAGCTGTACCACAGGAGGCACATGGGGCTGCTTAGCGGGATTGCTGGGGCTCTTGGCGGTCTAGCGGCTGGCGGCCCCCTCGGGGCGCTCGCAGGCGCCATCGGCGGCTTCGGAGCCGGTGGGAGCGCGGCCCGCACCACCACGCAGTCGATCCAGTTGCGGGATCTCACGCCTCAGCAGCAGTACGTCCTGAACCGGGCGTTCGAGCTGTGGGGCGAGAACCTGGAACGGATGACCCCCGAGAACGAGGAAGCCCTGCGCGCCGAGTTGTTCCGCGCGTCCTACGACCCGCAGGCCAAGGCGATCAAGAGCGCCTACGCCGAGGCCGGCGGCCAGCAGGACGCCGCGCTCGGGCGTCGCGGGATGCTGGACTCGTCAGAGGCCCGGGCAACGATGGCCGACCGGACAAGCCGGCAGGCCGGCGACCTGGCGACGGCGGCGAACAACGCCACCCTGACGGCCGAGAACCTGTACAGCAACCGCCTGCGCGACAACTTGGCGATGGGCAGCAACCTCGCCAACGCCGTCCAGGGCATCGGCAACTACCAGACGCTCGGGGCAACGACGAAGGTGACGGGGCCGGACACGACCTGGCAGGACATCGCGGGGTCGCTCGGGTACGCTGCCGGCAGCGACAAGTCGTGGTGGAACCAGCAGGGGAAGCAGACAGTCGGCGGTTGGTTTAGCTGATACAGGAGCATGATGGCCGGACCTCTCGGTTCTTTCGTCGGCAGCTACGGGGCGGCGCAGAAGGACAATGAGGCGCGCTATCAGAAGGCGCTGGACCGCCTGTTCCAGAAGAGGAACCTCGAGCTGGACATCACCGCCGAGGAGCGGCAGCAGACCAAGGCCCGCGAGGAAGCCCGGGCAGGTTTGGTCGAGGCCGGGAACAAGGTGGTTCCCAACCCCGACAGCGTGCAGCAGTTCTTCCAGCGGTACGACGCGACGACCGGGGAATACGGCGACCTTGGCATCCCGCGGGACTACTACGAGAACCGTTTCGGCGTGCAGGCGGATCTGCTGCGGCCGGGCGCGGCGCTCGCCAACCCGTCGTTGCAGGGCCCGCCAGAGCCGCCGGACTTGCCTCGCCCACAGGGGAACCCCCAAGCCGCCGGCGCGGCACCGCCCCCGGCGCTCGAGGGCTTCCGCTTCGCATCCCCTGCCGACGAAGTGGCGTACCTCAAGAGCCAGGCAGAGGCCAGGTCGCTGCGGGTCGAGACGGAGCGTGGCGACCAGTTCAACCGCGAAGTGCTTGATGCGCTTGGCTCTCTCGGCAACGGGAACTCCGGGGCTGTCATGGGAAATCCGCAACTATTCGGAGCGGCACTGTCTGAGATCCGGGCGCACTACCGCGCCGAGGGCTACTCCGATGACTTCCTCGACAAGAACCTGGCCGAACTGGTAGCGGCGGCCAACCAGATGCAGGACAAGGCGGCGGCTGATTCAGGCCGCAGTCTTGAGCGGGAGCGCGAGAAGCGGCTGGCCGGCGCTGAGCTAGAGAGCTACATCGGCCGCGCACTCGGGGCGGCCTTCGACCCTGCGCTCGGCACGCTGCGCCTGGACGAAGGCAAACAGGGGCTCTACAACCGCTTGCTGAGCGAGGGCGGCCAGCTCGTAGAGACCGGCATGTCGGCCATGAACGCCTTCAACTACTTGGTGGAGCGGTACTCCGGGCAGCCGGGATTCGAGATCACGGCGCTGACCCCCTACGCTCGGGGCAATCTCTCGGCTCCCGGGTGGTACAAGACGGCCGCGCAGTTCTTCCCCCGTGGGGCCAATCCAGTCTGGAACCCGCGCACCAATTCCGGGGGCTACATCCTGAACGGCAAGCCGATCACGATCAAGGAACCTGCCCCGGCCCCAACTTGGCAGGCTCCCGGCGTCGAGCCGTACCGCAGGATGCCGAAGGAGTTGCAGATCCAGCCGGGGGCGGCCCCAGCGCCAAGTCCAGGGCCGATTGGGATGGTGAAGCCAGGGGTGCCAGCAGCCCCGCCGTGGCTATCGCAAGCGGTGCGAAGCCACCCACTTGGCGCAGCCGCTTCCGCGCTTTTCGGCTCAGGAACAGAAGCCCCTGCGCCGGCTCGAGCAGAAGATCCGACTGATTACCTGTTGGCAGCCAGATTCATGCGACTGGGGGCGTGATGGCGCAGCCTTTTCAGGCCGTCGAAGACCCCAACCCGGATTGGCTTTCCGCTGCCGGTCCCACCGCCCCGGTAGCGCCCCCGGCGTCTGGAATCCCTCCCCAGGCGCCGGGGAACCCCTTCGTCTATGAGGATCCGAACCCCGATTGGCTTCAGGGCATGGAAGAGGCCGTTCAGATCAGTGGACAGTTCAGGTCGGAGCCCGCGATCCTGCCGGTGGCCGACGCTCAGGAGCCCGCAGGAACCCCGATCTTGGAGAGGGTCGGCCGGAACCTCGGGGCTGGCGCCTTGCGGGGAGCCACCGACCTAGGGGCGTTCGTGGGCGGCATCGGCGCCCGCATGGGGGCCGGCGATGCGCTTGCGCAGAAGATGGCAGAGTACGACGCCTGGATCACCGAGAACGTGGCCCCGCCCGAGCATGGCTTCATGGACGAGTTGACGCAGGCCGGCGGCAACATGCTGACCCTGCTGATCCCTGGCTTGGGAGTGGCCGGCGCTGTGGGAAAGGGGCTGTCGGCCGCGGCGAAACTGGACCGCGGAGCCCGGTTCCTGTCCGTCCTCGGGCGGCTGGGCAAGGCCGGCAAGGCGCTCGACGCCGCTGGGAGGGTGGCCCGGGGCGCCAAGATCGCCGGTGGGGTCGCTGGCTCGGTAGCGATGTCCGGCCTGGAAGCCGGGATGGAGACGGGCGGGACCGTCCTTGAGAAGATGGACGAGGGCAAGGACGCCGCGACCGCCTCGCGCGAATCCGACAAGGTGCTGTGGGAGAACCTGTTGGTTCTGATCCCCACGAATTACGGCTACTTCCATCCGATCTCTCGCCTCGCCCGGATCGCGCTGGAGTCCCCGATGGAGGGGTTGCAGGAAGCGATCCAGCAGATGATCCAGAATGACGCCCTTGACCGTCCTCTTTTGGAGGGTGTCCCGAAGGCGGCGGCCATCGGTGCGATTATCGGCGGCGGGGCGTCGGCCGTGCTTCCGGGGGAGGGCGGGCAGCGGGGGCCGCGGCCGGAGCGCCAGGCGGCCCGCAGGGAGGCGCTTGAAGCCGACGAGGCCCCGGAGGGCTTCGAGTACGAGGATGAGGCTGCCACGGGGCAGCCAGAGGCCAAGCCTGCCGCTGCGGCTGCTCCCGTCGCTCCCGACATGCAGCGCACGGTCCCGCTGGCAACGACGCTCGAGCAGGGTCCGCCGCTGCCGCCGGCCCAAGAGATTGAAGGCGCCCCCAAGGAGGCTGTCCAGCAGGCACCCGCTCCCCAGCAGAAGCCGGCGAAGAAAAGCATCCCCGAGATGGCGCAGGAGCTCCAGGGCGAGATGGCCGGGCTCAAGGAAACGAGGGGGCGCTATCTCGACCAGGCAGAGGACAAGCAGGAGGCTCTGAACGTCATCGCCCGGCAAGAGGGCCCTGATGCTGCCCGTGTTCTGGCCGCCTCGCGCGGGATCAAGTGGGAACCGGCGCTGAAGGTCGTGGAGCCAGAGGAGCCGTTGCTCCCGGTGTCGGAGTTGCCGGAGGCAGACCGGGCGCGGTTGGAGCGGGTGGCGAAGGAGCAGGATCGTCGTCGGGCGGCGCGCGAGAAGGCGAAGGATCTGCGGAGGCAGCCGTTGTCGGTTGTTCCAGCGCCGACTCCGGCCGCGGAGGGGGCGGCGAAGATTCTGGCGGCGGTGGAGCCTTCTCCCGTTGCCGCGGCGCCGAAGGCTGAGGTCGCCCCGCAGCAGGCTACCCAGCGCCGAGAAGGGCTGGGGCCGAAAACCTTCGTTCCTCTTGGCGAGATCAGCACCGACACGCACCAGTTCCAGAACAGGATCGCTCCCTACAGCGAGGAGAGCGTGCAGAGGATCATCAGCGAGTACGACGCCAACGAATTCCGCCCGATCACGGTCTGGCGGGGACCGGATGGCCGAGGCCCGATGGTGATTCTCGACGGCCACAGCCGCTACGAGGCCGCACGCCGGATGGGGCTGACGGAAGTTCCTACAGAGGAATTCACGGGCGACCTGGAGGCGGCGATCACCTTCGCGGAGAGAGCCAACAACCGCGCGACCCGCGAGACTCTACTGGAAGAGGCCATCAAGCTGAAGAAGATGGCGAAGCGCAAGGGCTGGACCGCCAAGCAGACGGCCGAGTATGCCAAATCGCAGCTCGGCAAGAACTCCAAGGCTGTTCTCGACCTGACGCACTTGCATCCTGACGGCAAGACCATCGACGTGCTGCGCGCGACTCAGCAGGCTGGGGATGTGGCGAATGCCGAGTTGCTGACGCGGGCCCAGTGGATCGGGCAGACCCTTGGCCGCTACCCCGAGATGACAGCCGCGCACGAGCGGGAGCTGTTCGACTACCTGGAGCAGACCTACAAGCAGAAGCCGTGGACGAACAGCGCGCAGGCTTTCCAGTCGTGGATCGATGGGATGGTAAGGAAGCGGGCTCCGTTGATGGGCGAGTTTGATGCCACGCAACCGCTAAATCTCAAGGACGCTCAGAGGATGTCGCAGGCTGAGGAACGATGGAACGAGGCTGTGGCAGAGGCTACAGCAGCGGTAGACGAGGCTAGGGCCGTGCGGACTGCCAAGATGAGAGAGTTCTTGGCTCAAGTGCGAAAGGACGAGCAGAAGCCGACCGCCACGCCGTTCACAGAGAGCATGATCCCGAAGGCAATCAAGCCCTATGACGAAGCCCTCCAGATTGCCGAAATCGAGCTAGAGAAGGTGCGCGAGCGTGAGGGCTTCGCCAAGCAGGGCGGCGGCATGGAGCCGACGCTATTCGGCGGCTTCGGCGGCTTCCAGTTGTTCGAGGGGCCGTTGAATCGTGCTGCCTACCGGCTGCGCGAACGGCTTGCCACGCGCCAGGAGAAGCAGGCCCGCAGCCCTATCAGAGACACCGACTCTCCCGAGATGGTGGACCGGATCAACCGCTCCTATGCGGCCATGCGCCGGATGCGGAGAGAGCGCCACCGGGGCGTGCGCCGCGGCTACCGCGTTCTCTACAAGAAGCACGTCGATGACACGGCCCTGCATTACGACTCCGTGAACGACGCGCTGGGCGACATCGGCGTGGACTATGACGCCCTGCCAGCGCACCTTAAGCCGACGTGGGCGCTGCGCTTCGCCAAGGCTGCAAGTGCCCGGGCGTTCGAGTTCATCGAGCGCGGGGTACGGAACCCGTTCGACACCCGCGAGAAGTGGTCGAAGGGGATCCGAGAGATCCTGGTGCAGCACGGCCTACTCAAGCGGTGGGACCAGTTCAACGCCTACTTGGCGGCTCGGGCCCGTGCGGATCGGATCACCAAGGAGTTGAACGAGGGCGTCGGCGAGGCGCGCGAGCTTGAGTTGGACATGCTCCTGGCGGACGACAAGGCTCTTGTCGCCCAGTACCGCAGCGAGTTTGAGGCGGCGGCTGGCGAAGTGACCGAGTTCACCCAAGCCGTCCTGCGCTACGCCGTCGAGTGCGGGGCGCTCGACCGGGCGCTGTACGACCAACTGCTCAAGACGTACCCCAACTACTCGCCGCTGAATCTCCTGGCGAAGATGGACGACATCGCACCTTCCGGCCGCGGGACGCAGCAGAACCTTGCGAAAGCCGTCAAGCGCGCCGGCCAGGTCGAGGACGAAATCTACGTCCCGCCCATTTGGCAGATCCAGAAGAACACCTACTTCATCGTGCAGCTCGCGCACGCGAATCTCGCCCGGCGGACTCAGATCGAGCTGCACGAGAAGTACCCGACCGCCGGCCTCGCCCGCCGGCTCAAGCCGAACGCCGGCCTCCGCATGTCTCCGACCTGGAGCACGGTCGAGGACTTCCTGAAAGCCGCCGGCCTGAACGCCAAGGCGATCAAGGAGCTTCAGGACCAGACCGGCATGACCGAAGACGACCTAGAGACGTACAAGGCGCTGTGGAAGGTCGCGCACCAGCAGCCGCCAGGAGTCCTGTCCGTGGGGCGCGAAGTGGACGTTCTCGATGAGGACGGCAAGCCTACAGGGCAGAAGAAGTGGGAAGTCCAATACTGGAAGGTCGATGAGGACACCTACGAGGCGTTCACGTCGATGGGCAAGATGCACGCGCTCGAGGCGCTGCGGATATTCTCGGCGCAGACGCGGTTCCTGCGCGCTGGCGCGACCCTGACGGCCGAGTTCGCCGCCCGCAACTGGATTCGTGACGCCGTTGGTGCGGGGGTGCTGGCGAAGAACGCAATCAACCATCCGGGCGCCATGATCCGGGCCCTCGGGCACGTCATCAAGCAGGATGAGGTCTACCAACAGTGGGCGGCCTCTGGCGCTGGCCTGGCAGAGTCCTTCGCTCTGGACATGCGGGCGCTCGAAAAGGCCGAGAGCGACCTTCTCCGGGCCACCACGGCCGGGCGGGTATTCTATCGGCTCTCTCACCCGATCCAAGGGCTTCGCTACCTGTCCGGCGTGACAGAGCGGACCACCCGTGTCTCGGTGTTCGAGCAGACGTTGAAAAAGGGCCTGGCGCGGGCGGCCCGCGGCGAAATCAGCGTGTACGACGCCTACCTGGAAGCAGCGATGGAGTCGCGCGAGGCGAGCATCGACTTCAACCGGGCTGGCGAGTACGGGCGCATCTACAACTCCTTCTTCGCCTTCTACAACGCGAGCGTGCAGGGCGTTGACAAGTTCAACCGCACGTTCTTCGTGGACTCCGGGAAGGGCAAGGCATGGCTTCGCGGGATCTCCATGATCACGCTGCCGACGCTGGCCCTGTGGGCTCTGAACCACGATGAGGACTGGTACAAAGAGCTCGACCCGTACCTGAAGAATTCCTTTTGGTGGATGTCCTTTGACGGCGGCAAGACGATGTTCTTCTGGCCGAAGCCGTTCGAGGTCGGGATGGTCTTCGCGTCCCTGCCGGAGCGGTTCCTTGACTTCGTGGCTGACCGCCGGCCACAGGAGATGAAGAACTGGGCCGACCGCATGAAGGATCAGTTGAACCCGCTCCAGACCCCGATCCCGGTCATCAAGGCGGGCTATGAAGCCTTCCTGGTCGGCAAAGACATGCGCCTGGATCGGCCCATCGTTCCGCGTGGCCTGGAGAACGTGCAGGCGCGCTACCAGTACGACGAGAACACGACCGAGTTTGCCAAGGTGCTAGGCGACATCCTGCCAGGGAAGGGCGTGAGCCCGAAGAAGATCGACTTCTTCATCCGGGGCGCGTCCGGGGGGCTTGGCCGGTACGCCGAAGACTTGGTGAGCGCGGCGATCATCCTGGCTGACCCGAAGCGAGAGCGCGAAGTCCCTGAGCGCCAGAAGGGGCTGATCCCTGTCTTGAACGCGCACCTGCGCGTAGACTTGCCCCTCGTCCGTTCGTTCATCAAGGCGGGGCCGTCGCGCAACACGGAATCCCTAGAGACGTTCTACGACTTCTTGGGCGAGTCGCAGGAAGCCGTGGACACGATGAACAGCCTCGCCAAGCGCGGGCGGGGCCGGGAGGACATCCCCGACCTGATCCGCGAGCAGGGATTCTGGATCGTTGTTGCCGAAGGGCTCGAGGACCGCGGCCGGACCCTGGCGAAGATCAACGCGCGGATTCACGCTCTTGACGCCGACGATGGGGCGCTCGGGACTCCGCAGGCCCGCCGGCAGGAGATCGACCAGTTGGTTGCGATGCGTTCTCAGATTGCCAGCCAGGCCGTCGAGTGGATCAACGGGCTGCGCTCGAGCCCGGAGGCGATGACGGATGCCCTTGACTCTGCCGCCGAGAGGGTTGAAAATGCCCTGCGGCGCCAGGAGGGCCGCCGGAAACTGTTGCAAGGAGACTGATGCCGGGTAACATCACCCGCCTTTACAACTTCGCCAGCCAAACCGGCTTGCCCATCTCCAGCGGGCAAGTGGATGCCGAGCTGAACCAGCTCATTTCCGCAGCGGACGACGCAATCGACCGTCTCGACGCCCTGGAAGCCGAGGACACGGCTCTGGGCCTGCGCGTGACGGCGCTGGAGGGCTACAACCCGGACACGCGCCTGACCGCGCTGGAGGCGGCCGACGTTCTACTGGACGGCCGGGTGACCACCCTGGAGGGCTACGATCTCGATACCAGGGTGACCGCTCTTGAGGGAGCGGACGCCCCGGACCAGCACGACATCGACAGCGAGAACGCGGTATCTCTGCTGACCCTGACCGGCGATGTGGCCCTCGGTGCCACGATGGTCAACGTGCAGACCTACAACATCTCGGCCGGCGACTCCGGCCACACGCTGACCTTGTGGGCTACCCCTGATGCGACGATGGCCTACAAGACGTGGACGATCTTTCACCGCGGCGGCATCGGGTCTGATCCCATCACGGTGGTCGCTGGTTCTGCGAGCGTGGTCTTGGACACTCTGGACGTGCTGCGCGTGATGTGCGTCCCGCTGAACGCCACAGGAGACGGCAGTTACGGGTGGGTCATCGTGTCCCACATTGACAACAGCTTGTACTAGGAGGCTGGATGCGGCGCTTTCTCTCTCTCCTGCTGATCGCGGTCCTGCTGGCTTGCGCGGCCCTCTCGGCTGGCGGCTGGGGGAGCAAGCACTGGTCCGGCACGGCGTTCTACGCGAGCCAGCTCTACGACCAGCCCTTTGCGTTCCCCGTCACGCTCAGGGAGACGTTCGATCCCGTGCCGTGGACAATGCCCATCACGGTGTCACTGTGGAACGCCGGGGGCCGGCGAGTGCTGCCTGACAGCAGCGCGGTGGGCGACACGGTGCTTGTCGTTCCTCCCGGCGGGTTCCCTGGCGGGCCTCTGGAGGTCGGTGGCCGCGGTGTCGTGCGGGCATACATCCGCAGCTATCTGACCGCCGAGAACGATTCGACCGCCCTCAGTCTGGCGTGGGAGTGATGCCGGATGCGTAGGACACTCTGGCGCGATGCGCTGGTGGCACTCACGATGCTTCTTGTTCTCATGGGCGCCGGCCGTCCGCGCAAGTGGGGCGCAGTCTCAAGCGTGTCCTCGCCGGAATGGCAGAGCGAGACCTGGCTGTTTTGCATCGATGACTCCGGCAGCGCACACTCCGAGTGGCCCTCCTCGCCGGACTACAAGATCGTGGACTCGACGGGCGTCTTGGCGTCGAGCGGCGGCAAGCGGATTACTGGGCCGATCTTCAAGTACGACCACATCAGCAGCGCGAGCCCGGCTGACTCTTGTGGAACGTACTACGCCGAAGACCTCCACGCGTACATGACCGCCAACGGTACGATGCCCACGCATATGGGCATTGTGTGGTGGGACTTGGCGAGACTGCCCGAGGACATCACGATCACCAGTGCGAAGCTGTGCATGCGGTCGCGGTCGGCCCTGACGTTCAACGGCACGACCCAGTACGCGATGGTCGAGCTGGACACGTTCAAGCAGCATGAGAAGTGGCTGGCCGGGAACGCCGGAGCGGGTTGCACCCAGATCGGTCAGATACGGCGCGGTGCGGCAAGCTGGAATGCGCCGCGAGGCGGCGTGGCTGCCTGGGTGCCGCCGTTGAACGACCTGACAGAGACGCATGACCTGGGCGTGCGGTCGGCCAAGTTGGCCACCGAGTTCACCAGCGCCGGGGAAGTGACCTGGGATGTCACCTACCCAGTGCAGCATTACGCCAAGTACCGGCACGCCAATGCGGGGTTCTGGCTGCGCGGCGTTCGGGATGCGTCAGCCGCAACCTACGCCCTCGGATGGCAAACCCCAAGGGCGAAGATGCCGTTTCTGAAGGTCACGTTCATTCGCAAGCCGTACAGATTCCTGTGGAACGACTACCCGATTGCCTTGGCCTGGAGTTCCGACGACCAGAAGAACGACAACCTTCTGTGGAAGGCAATCTCGGACTCGTTCGGGTACAAGTACACGCTGTACGTTCGCGGAGATGCAGCGCCGTTCGTGTCGGGCTCTGGCAACCTGACGACAGCCGAGTTGAAGGAGTTCTACGACGACGGTTACGAGATCGGCCACCACTCGCTGAACCACTTGGAGGCCGCTGACAACGCCACCTTCCGCGGCTACGGATGCGCCGAGATATCAGCCGACCGAGATAGCATGGTGACCGAGGTTGAGCGTTCGTGGCTTGCATCTGCCATCGGCATCCCGACCACGGCGATCCGCACCTTCGCCTATCCTGGCGGCGGATTCAATATGTTGTCGATCAAGACCCTTCGAGACTACGGATATCTCATGGCGCGGGGGGCGAACGACACCGTGAGGGCGCCAAGCACGACGACATATCCCGCCTATGGTCGCCCAGCCGGACGCTCCACCGATGCGGCAACGTGGTTAAACCCGAGGCGGGCGAGCAATATGTTCGCCATCGGCATCAACACATCGGCCGCCACGTTGTTCAAGACCCGCGCCGATCCGCAGACATTTGCTGGACTGAAGGAAGTCATCACCGACGTAATTGCTACCTGCGAGGACAACGGTTCCATGCCCATAATGTTCCTAGTCCACGACCAGAAAGACACCGGGGACTATGGCGACTACGGCATGGACCCCCTCGACTACTCTTGGCTCTGCCGAATCATCCAGCAGCATGGCAAGATCGGCGTGTTCACCATGACCGATATCGCCAGGATGTACCGCAACCGCAATATGCCAGTCGCCGCCCCGGCGTGGGCGGATAGTGCAGAAGCAGATGGTCAGGTCGCTGCCGACTCCATCTGGTGGGGCGGAGGAATGGAGTAGCCATGAAGCGCGCAGCGTTCGCCCTCCTGCCAATCATCATCGGCAGCGGTGTCGAACCGACGCCGCCGGGGCCGAACAAGATTCCGGGGTATCAGTTCACCGAAGACCCAGGGGGCGGTGACTGATGACGCCGACAAGCGCAAGACTCGCGTGGACAGATCCTCGGGTGCTTCTACAGGTGGTCGCCTGGCTGGTCGGATTCGGGGTACTCGCCGCCCAAGTCCGCGCAAACTCCGAGCAGATCAAGGAGACGGCCAGCGTGGTGCGCCAGATCCAAGATCGGCAGGCGGCGATGGAGGCGTGGAAGACGGGCCACGAAGTCAACGACGCCAACGAGCCCACGCGGATCAGGGACGAGATCCGCAGGGCCGAACAGGAAAGGGGGCGGCGGTGATTCTCAGACCAGACCTGCGGCGAGTGACTGTGGAGGCCGTAGCCGTCAGGCATGGTCTGGACCCCTGCCTTGTCGCGGCCTTCTGCCAGCAGGAGTCCTCATGGGACGCGCACGCCTTCAACCCGGAGCCCCAGTACCGCTACCTGTGGGACATCCTGAAGGCCAAGCCGTTCCGAGAGATCACGGCGGCCGAAGGGGCGAGCGAGTCGCCGCCGGCAGACTTCCCGGCCGTGCGCGGCGTCCCGACCGATGCCGAGTGGCAGTTGCAGCAGGCGAGCATCGGGATAATGCAAGTCATGGGGGCCGTGGCGCGCGAGCTCGGCTTCTCGGGTCGGTTCCTCTTGGAGCTGTGCGAGCCTGAGATCGGCCTCGAGTACGGCTGCCGGAAGCTCGCCGCGCTGTCGAGGCGCTGCACGTCTGCCGATGAGATTGCCGCGGCCTACAACACCGGGGCAGCGCGCAAGAACGCTGCCGGGATCTACGTCACGGCCGGCGGGCAGTCAGCGCAAGCCTACGTCGATGGGATCAGGGGCCACTACGAGACGTATCGAAGGGAGTGGAAGTGATGGAGAGCCTGAGCACGACCGACCTTCTGGCGAGTCCCCTCGCCACGCTGTTCGCGGCCTCGGTGGCGGTCAAGACGTTCCTCTCACTGCTGAAGGTGCTGTTCCCGAAGATCGGGGAGCCGTCGCCCTTCACGCCGGTTCAGCTCCGCATCGCCGCCGTGGTTCTCGGCGTGTTCTGCGGGCTGGCGCTGAAGCTCGGCCCGCTCGCCCTGCCGGCTGGGGCGCCAGCGTGGATCGCCTACGGCAACTACGTTTTCGGCGGGGTCATGGTCGCGGCCGGCGCCCTCGGGACGCACGAAACCATCGACATGGCGAAGAAGCGGTGAAGATCGCGGGAGACATGGGGGGCTGGATCGCGGCCATCGTCGCCTTCGTGGCGCTGATCGGGACTTGGCTGCGCGGGTCCGGCGAGCGCCGAGAACGGGAACGGGCCGAGAAAGCCGCCGCTGCCGCGGAGCAGGCAGAGCGCGAGGTCGCCCACCAGAAAGCCCTCCGCGAGCAGGAGGCGGCGCAGGCGGCCCACGCCGCGGCCACGGCCAGGATTGACGGCATGGGCGACGACGAGCTGCTGGCAGACGCCAGGGCGAGGATCAAGTTGGTGGACACCAGCCCCCGGACGGGGCTGTTCAACCCGCCGCCCAAGGACGGCAAACCGGCAAAGTAGAAGACATGAAGCGTCTCGTTTCCCTGATGATCGTCGCGGCCCTGGTGTTCCTGTGCCTGCCGCCGCCCGCGGCCTCGAATCCGTGGCCGACCATCCCCGCCGGCTACAGGATGGGGAAGGCTTTCATGATGGTATCAGGCGGCAGCGCGGCCCCTGACACCTTCTGGTTCTCCATGACGAGGCCGACCGGATCGGCAGCCGCGCAGTACATCGGACCCCAGACCATCCCGAACTACGACCCTGACGGCGCGCGGATGCGCTACTACACAAGGCCAGTCCAGGGCGTTCTGCTGGGCGCGAAAAGCCCGTTCCGGCTCAAGCTCTATTGGACCGGCGGGACGAGTTTGGGGACGACTCATGTGCTTGTCGATACCGTACAGGCAGCTCGGGGAACGGGCTTGTTCAGCGTGGCCTTCCCGTGCCTGTTCACCGGCGTCGGCCAGCTCGACAGCATGAGAGCGACGCCGGCCGCGAACGATACCGTGTGGGGCGTGACCATCCACAGGATCGAGTAGGCCATGCGCCGTGCCACAATCGCCGTCGTCCTGCTCGTGGTATGTCTGCTGCCAATACGATCCGCCTGCCAAGCCCCGCCCGACTCCTGTTCGGTCTGGCGCGAGCAGGCCGGCGTGTTCCGGCAAGCCTACCGCCTGCGCCTGCTGGACATCGAACGGGCCCGCCTGGACGCCGCTGAGAGCGTCATCGCGGCCAAGAGCGAGGCCGACAGCCTGCGCTCGAGCCTGCGCTGGGCACAGTGGCAGTTGCAGGCCGTCAAGGACGACGTGCCGCGCTGGTACGAGACGCACGACGCCGGGGTAGCGAAGGGGCTGCTGATCGCCTTCCTGGCCGTGTGGGCGGCCGGCGCGCTGGACTGAGAGGGGGCGAGAAAGTGGAGTGCGACTGTCTGGCTCAGACGGTCACGGCTTTCATAGCCGGGGCCTTGATCGTCGGCGGCGGCCTGATCGGCTTTTTCTACTGGAAAGGCTGGCTCAGGTTCAAGTAGAATAGCCTCTCACGCGGGCGAGCTGCGACCCCTTTCCCAGCCGTGCCCGCAAGGCCCCCCTGCCCGCCGTCAGGGGGGCCATCTTTTTGCTTGACAGGTGACGCATGGGCGAGTTACCGTATTTGCGTGGCATGGGGCGGCGGCCGTCATTCCACTCCCCGCATTCGTGAATGCCGGCAGAAACGGCGACATCAACCCCCATCGCTGGACGGCCGCCCCAGCCACCCAAGAAGGAGCGAACCGATGTCAGTTCCGTTCATCACTCCGCAGCAGCGCAAGCGCCGGGCCTACGTTGCCGCCATCGACGCCGGCTACGGCAACTTCAACCAGCTCGCCAAGGCGATGGGGATGCGTCGGGACAGCCTGATGCGGACGCTGGAGAGCGACGACGTGAAGCTGAGCACGCTGAAGGAGATGGCCGACTTGCTGGGGGTCACCGTGGGCTATCTCGTGGACAAGTAGCGAAAGGAGTCGGCGGTGGAAGGACGATTCGATCCTGCTGAGCGCCGCAAGGTTCTCGGCTGCTCCGAGATCGCGCAGGCGCTCGGGTACTCGCCTTGGGGTACGGCAGAGGAATTGCGGCTGGTCAAGGTCGGCCGGCGGCTTCCCGAGCCCGAGAACGCCGCCATGCTCCGCGGCAAGAAGATGGAGCGCATCACCCGCGAGCTGTACTTCAAGAAGACGGGGCGCGTCCTGCACAGCATGGAGAACGAGTACAGGCACGCCGACCTGGCCTGGCTCGTCTGCCACGTCGATGCCCTGATCCAGCATGAGATCGTTTGCGCCATGCCCTGTCCGAGCATCCCGTGGTCGGTGAAGAACAAGAGCGGGATCTTCGAGGGCAAGGCTCCGGGGTCGCAGATGGCGAAGGCCATGAAGGAGAACGGCCTGACCAACGACTACATCCATCAGATGATGGGGATGCTGTCGGTGACCGGCTTCCAGTGGGGCTCCTACGCCCTCTACGACCACGACGAGTTCGACGTGGTGACCTTCGACGTGCTGCGCGACGGTGAGTTCATCGGCCTCATGCTCGAGGCCCTGGTCAAGTTCTGGTGGCACGTCGAGAACGACGTGACTCTGGACCCGGCCCCCTTGATCGACCCGGCCTCCATGCCGGTGATCCGTGGCGAGAAGGAGTTCATCACCGACCCCGCGCTGGTCGAGCTCGCCACGCAGTTCATCGAAGCGGATGGCTACTACCAAGCGGCCAAGAAGATGCGCGAGGCCCTGGTCGAGCAGATCCGGGCCGTGATGCAGCCCTACGAGCTCGCGGAGATCGGGGGCATCCTGCGCGTGAGCCACAAGCAGGGCGAGCCCAAGCAGGTCATCGACTCCGAGGCGCTGTGGGCGTGGTGCCAGACGAGCGTTCCGGGGTTCGCCAAGGTGGCCGACAAGTTCGTGACGATGAAGCCCGGCAGCCGCACGCTGCGGCCGACGCCGATCAAGGGGGCGCGATGAACGACCAGACCGCGATTCAGCCGGCGAACACGACCAGCCTTTCCACGATCATCGCGGATCGGTGGGCGGTCCCAGTGGACTCCATGCTGGAGGTCGTCAAGCGGCAGTTGATCCAGGTGGACCGCGCCCTCAACCGCCAGGCCACGAACGCCGAGATCGTCGTCTTCCTGTCCATCGTCAAGCAGTACGACCTGAACCCCATGCTCAAGCAGATCCATGCGTGGGTGGACAAGGACGGGCGACTCTGCACGATGGTCGGCTACGACGGCTTCGTGGACTTCGCGCTCAACCCCGAGCGCAAGGGCAAGCCTCTGATTCCGCGCTACCGCTACAGCGACAAGGAGGAGACGGTCGAGGTCGGCTACCAGGACAAGAGGCGCAAGATCACGTCTTGGGAGTGGATCGAGTGCTGGGCCGAGTTCGAGGACGGCAAGACCACGGACCCGATCCGGTGCTACTTCGCGGAGTGGGCGACGGCCAAGTGGAAGCAGCCGCGCAACCGTCACCGGATGAAAGCCTACTGCATGATGGTCCGCGAGGTCCGCGGGTTCGGGGTCATGGACGATACGGACTTCGAGAAGATGCAGGAAGCCATGCCCGATGAGCAGACGGCCGTTCTGACCGCGCGCGGCCGGGAGGCCCTGAAGGAGAGGATGCGCGCCAGCCAAGGCTACCAGGAGGTAGCCGCGACGGTGGAGACGGAGCCGACGCCTGCGACGGCGCAGGGAGTGGAGGGGAAGGAGCCGAGCGGGACGGAGCCACAGCAGGCCGAGGGGGCGGCGAGCGTGTCCGGCGCAGAGACGGCCGCCGCCGCCCCCGAGGCCGAGCCCCAGCCGAAGAAGCGGGGACGCAAGCCCAAGCCGCCGGCAGAGCCCGAGCCCGTGGCCGCGGTCGGGGCAGATGGCGTTCCTGGTGATCCTGGCTGCTACTTCTGCGGTCAGACCTGGGATCTTGAGAGCGGGGATCGTTACGCTCTGCCTGACGGCACCAAGGCGAACCGCTGCCAGGAGTGCCGGGACAAGATGGAGGCGGCGAAGGCGCAATTTGCCCGAGGACTCCCCGGGAGTTCGGGCGATTTGCCGCCGGCCACCGAGCCCGATCCTGAGCCCGAGCCTGGCCCCGACAAGTGGGACTCGTTGAAGGGAGCCGACTTGCTCGAGGCCGCCGGCGCGGTCTGCTCCAAGTCTCTCAAGACGGTACGAGAGTTGCGAAGGCTGTCCTCGCTGCACCAAGAGGACGGGATTCGCGCGCTGTGCAGGGATGTGGAAGGCGGGAGGGTCTGACCATGACGACGCTGACGGTATCGACGCCAGACGACAGCACCCTGCGGTCACAGGTGGAGCCGCTGATCCAGGCTGCCCATGCGCTTCGCATCGAGTCGCCAGAGCAACACGCCGCCGCTCTCGGCGCCTTCAAGAACCTGCGCCTTGCCGAGAAGCAGTTCGATGACCTGTTCGAGCCTGCGCGGGCGGCTCTGGAGGCTGGGAAGAAGGCGTTTCTGCGCCTGAAGGATGAGGCCAAGCGCCCCGTAGTCGAGGCCAAGGCCATTGTCGAGAAGGAGATCAACCGCTGGGAGGCCGATCAGAGGGCGAAGGCTCTGGAGCAGCAGCGGCTACTTGAGCAGCAGGAGCGCCTGCGCCAGCAGGAAGCCCGGCTGCAAGCCGAAGAGGCGGCGCGCCAGGCGAAGTCAGCCGAAGAGGCCGCGGCAGCGAAGGCGGACGCCGAGAAGGCGAAGCTGGAGCTGGCGGCTCCCGTCGCGGTATCCGTGGCCCCAGCCATCGCCAAGGTCGAAGGAGTCGGCCAGCGGGTCACTCACGAGGCCGTTGTGGACGACCTTGGGGCCCTGATCCGTCACGCCGCGCAGCACCCCGAGTTCGAGTCCTGCCTGATGCCGGCGATGCCGCAACTCAACTTCCTCGCGCGGCGCGACAAGACTTCCCTGAAGATCCCTGGCGTCCGGGTCTTGGAGAAGACCGTCAGGATGGTGAGGAGCTAAGATGTCCAAGGCGACGCTGATCCACTACGATGGGCAGGAGGGCGCGATGTCGCTCTGCAAGCGGCACGCACGCCTGCGCTGCCCCCGTGGCTCAGCTCGCGCGGCCGAGTTCTGGCACATGACGTTCGCCTACGCTGGGAGCGTGGAGTGCCGTGACTGTGCAGACGAGGCCCTGGCCGCGGAGGCCGACCGGAAACTGGGCGATAGGCGATCCGTAGGCGGCGGCCAGGGCCAAGCCAAGGAGGCGTTCTAATGGTGTTCCCAATCGTTGCCCCGCTGGTCTACAAGATCATCGCTCTCACGCCGATCTGCTCGTGGTGCTGGGACTTCGCTACCGGCGACCTGTTCTGGTGGCTAAGGAAGTGACCGCCATGCCGGATCTCAAGCTGATCGTCGGTTCCGCGCTCGACGCCGCCGCCAAGGGGCCGAGCGAGCGCGAGGAGTGGGAGGACGAGGAGCGCGGCGGGACCATGCTGGTCGGCCGCCTGATGCTCGGCATGATCCTGTTCGCCGCCGCCGTCGCTGTGGCGTCGGCGCTGACACGGTAGGGGGCATGTATGACCACGATGGCCGAACGATCCGATAGGCTCCGCAGCGCCACGACGCGCGCGCTTATAGACGAGGCCGAACGCGCCGGCAAGTCACTCGCGCTCGCCAACAACGAGCTCAACCGCGCCATCAGTCGCGCGCGCATCAGAGTCTCCAACGGCTTCCCCCCGTTCGGAGATGACATCGACGGCACGGTGCGAGAGTTGACCGCTGCCGCGGCTGCGATCTCCAACATCGTGGCCGAGATAACCGGGAGGGAGTAGGGCATGCAGCCGGTTCCTTCGTGGGTTCCCCGCCGCTGCCATCGCGCCTACATGGCCCTGCGCGGGGACTACGGATTCCCGGTGTCTGTGGCGAGGCGCGGAGGCTTCTGGCATCACGATGACGTGACGGGCGTGACGCACCACGCCGATGACGCCTGCAAGCTGCGCCTCCTGTACGCCGAGTCTGAGGGCCAGGACGTCGGCGCCGTCGAGCGCCGGGACTGGCCGAGAGAGGACGGGCGGAAGCCTGACCTGGCCGTATTCCGTCTGACCGCCCCCGGCAAGCAGGGAGAGCTGTTCGTCACCACCGAGGCTCGACCGTGAACGACGCCTGTATCCCAGTTTGGAAGATGCGACAACTGGCCTTTCGGCGGGTCCAGTTGTGCCTGAGCCTGGCCGTTGTCGCGTCCGAACTGAGAATGAGCCCTACGACACTCCGGGGGTATGAGACAGGTCGCAACCGCGGCACTCGCCTTGTCGCCATGCGCTACGCAGGAGCTCTTGTCAGGCTTCGCCACGAGAGGGATGCTGCGCTATGCCGAGCGATCGCGGACTCCATCGCGGAGGATGTCGAGTGACGCAGTACGCGAACCGTGGCCGGGAGCTTGAGACGGCGGTGCTGTCATCCTGCGCCATCTACCGGGCGCGGAAGTTAGCGGTGATCCAGAAGGTCGCCACCCCTGCCCGCATCATGCGCGACGGGACGGCGTGGCGGGAGCGGTCAACGGTGGACTTCATCGGGCGCTACCTGTCGTGGCCGGTTGCGTTCGACTGTAAGCATATCAGCGGCAAGAGGTGGCAGCCGAGCAAGTCGCACGACCACCAAGAGGCGTTCCTACGCGACTGGTCGCTTAGCGGCGTTGCGTTCTGGCTGATGGAGTGGACGGGTCGCAAGACGTTCGCGGTGACGGTGAAGGCTTTGGCCGATAGGAGGCACGCTGGGCTGACGTACACCGAGGCTTGCGAGATGGTGGTTGCCGGCCGTGCGTTCGTTGTCGAGCGCGGGACTCACGGGGTGCCGATAGACTTCGGCGCAGCGGTGGTCAAGATGGTCAACGCGGGGGGCGAGTGATGGCAAAGATCACGGTAGGCGGGAAGGAATACACCGTCGAGGAAAACCTGGGGTATCAGAACGGCGTCTACGCGAAGCGCGTCAAGACCGACAACGGCGTGCGCGTGGCCGTCAAAGCTCCTGGGTGTACCGTCTGGAGATTCTGGACGGCAGGCGATATGATCCGGCCGCGAGGGCGCTGCACGGGACAGGGGGGCGAGTGATGGAACTTAAGCCGTGTCCGTTCTGTGGGGAGATTCCGGCAGGCGACGACGGCGTAGTCGCAACTCGGAATACAGAAGGCTACAAGTGGGGAGCTGTGTCCTGTTGCTGTTCGGGACCAGAAGTGCGGACGGGTTACGGGCCGCCAGAAGAGTGGCGCGACTCCGCAGTCTCGGAGTGGAACCGCCGTCCCATCGAGGACGCCCTTTCCGCCGAGATCGCGGCGCTTCGGGCCGAGGTCGAGAGGCTGGAGGCCGAGGTGCGGAGACTGGAGGGGAGATGAACATAGGACGCGCAATCGGGCGGGTGGCTGGATTGCTGGCCTGGATCATCCTTGGCCTGACAGCGGCTGGACTCGCATGGGGCTCCGGGTACACTACCTTCATCGTGTGCGGGACGATCTTGGCAGCGATCTCCTTTTGGTCGCTGACCGACAAGGACGGTGCGCGATGAACCCGACGAACGAGTGGCTGCTAGAGAGGATCAAGACGCTGGAGGCCATGCTTCGGCATGGCGGGACAGAGGAGAACTCTACCGAGATCGCTGCACACCGCGAACTCCTCGCCCGCCGCAAGGCAGATGAGGGGGCGGTGACGGTCAGAGGATACGCGCCGCCATGTGTGTTCGGCAAGGAACCTGAGGTCTGGACGAACCGGCACACCCTCGCAGTCAGCGACAGACCCTACGACAAGGAAGATATCACCGTCACCGTCACCATCCGCAAGGAGGGCTGAGATGAAGAAATCTCTGTACGAAATCACAATTGGCTACGCCGAAGATGGAACAATATATGACAACTGGCGAGGAGTTACGGTTCTTGCGCTTGACGTTGTATCAGCGATCAGGAAGGTACGCCTGAGGAAAGGCGAGTTCCATGTGTCTGTGGATTGGATTGGCCGCGCTGATATCGAGTAGCAAGGAGGGCTGAGATGGCTGTGTGCTGGAGGCTGCTCAAGGCCATCGAGGAAGCGGGGAAGATCGTGAAGGAGGCGAAGCCGTGACCCGCGCGCGATAGTGCCGGCTACGAGTTCATCGCCGGCCCCTGCGGGACATGTGATCGCACCGGCAAGGTCTGGCCGAGCGTCGAGGGGGAGATCGTGACGGAGCAGGATGCACACGGATACGATTCTGTTGCTAGGCATTGGCATGTCGTCATTGTCGATATTCCGCACCCAGGACGCTACCGCATCATCGCCCAGAAGATCGGGGAGGAGTGAGATGATTTGCTGGAAGTGCCTACGCAAGATGGACCCCTGGCTTGACGACAACAACCGCCAGATCTTGCGGTGTCGATGCGGCAATAAGCCTGGGCCGGGGAACGATCAGGCCCGCGCCGACCGCTTAATGGAGCTGGTGGCGGCGATTGAGTCCGGGATGCAGAGTAACCCCGCGCTCGATACGATCAGCGTTGGCGAGGCAATCGGGCGCGCATCCCATGTCCTGGCCGAGATCGAGCGCCGCGTCCTCGACGGGACGCTGTGGGAGGGGGAGAAGCCGTGAAGCGGGCGCGTGAGGTCGTCAAGTGAACGGGCTGAGCCTTTTCTCGGGAGGAGGAATCGGTGACCTCGCCGCCCACGAAGCAG